ATGTTCATGGGGCTCGGCTCTACGCCCTGGGCGAGTGGCAATGGTATTCGAGTCACCTCCAACGGGGTCGATATCACTGGTCCGATTAACGGCGTCGGCTCGGGCCTGACCGGGCTCAAGTTTTCAGCCTTAACGGGAACCCCCAACTCGCTGGCAGGGTACGGAGTTCCATTTACGAGTCAGGTCGAGGCTGAAACCGGAGCCGACACCAACAAGCCAATGAACGCTTTGCGGGTCTTTCAGGCCATTGCAGCAAAGGTGATTCAGGCCACTGAAAGCACACTCGGAATTGCGCGTATCGCCACCAAAACTTTGGTCGACGCCGGTGACGATGACAGCACCATCGTGACGCCGAAGAAACAACGCTGGGGCTTTAGGATCCTGATCGGTCGGGTCGGCTACATCGTCTTTCCGACTTGGCTGAAAGGCTGGATTGTTCAATGGAACGTGGGGGTTTCGCTCACGGGGTCAGCGATCAACACCACCTACTTCCCTATCCCATTCCCAACGGATGTTGGCGCTGTAGTCGTAGGTGCGTACAACAACAACGCTTCAGGCGACTACAGCGTTCGCCTGAGCGACGGCGTGGGCGGTGCAAGCGGCGCCGTGTATGCAGACCGCTTTACGACCTTCAACACCGGCGTAACGGGCTCGGCGGGGTTGAGTTATATCGCGGTAGGTACTTGAGGGGAAAACATGAACTACGCAACTTTTCACGCTGACGGAACGCTTCATCAACGCCTGATCAAGGGCACTCATGAAATCCCGAAAGGCGCCGTCGAAGTTGATGACGCCCTATGGTTAAGGCTCATCCGTGAAAACGATGGCATCTGGTCGATTGATGCTGACGGGAAGATCACTAAGCAAGTGTTGCCCTCAGTCCCTCAGACGCGCGAAGACATCGAGCGCCTGCGGCTTGCGGCTTATGCTGAGCCTGTTGTGGGATCTGACCGTTATTTCGCCGAAGCCAACCGTATGCAGGTCATGGGTGAGGCTGGCTGGGAGGCAGTGAGAGACGCCGGCATTGCTCGCTTCAACGAAATCCAAAAGCGCTTTCCGTGGACTGAGGAAGCTTCATAAGCCTGAGTCTTAACCCTTCAAGATTTTCTATAACTGATGTGAACCCCTAACCCCTCCTTGGGGTTTTTTTATGTCTGGAGATTGAACGTTATGAGTTTCTTCCACGGCGTCACCACGACTTCGGTTGATACCGGCGCACGCACCATCTCGCTGCCGTCGTCTTCCATTATCGGGCTGTGCGACACCTTCACCCCGGGCGAGCTGGGCGGCGGCACTGCCAAAGCCGGCGAGTTGAAGTTGATCACCACCGAGCGCGAAGCCATTGCCGCGTTCGGTGCTAATTCGGCAATCACCAAGGCTTGTAAAGCGATTTATACCAAGGCCAAGGCGGTAATCGTCGCTATCGGCGTGCCGAAGCTGGAAGACGCGGCGCTGCAAACCTCGGCGATTATCGGCGGTGTTTTGGCATCGGGTCAGCGCACCGGCCTGCAAGCGTTGCTTGACGGCAAAAGCCTGTTCAACGCACAGCCGCGGTTGTTGATTGCACCGGGCCACACGGCTACTCAGGCGGTGGCCACCGCGCTTGATGGACTGGCGCAGAAACTGCGGGCTATCGGCATTCTTGATGGGCCTCGCACCACCGACGAGGCTGCCATGCTTTACGCCGATAACTTCGGCAGTCGCAACCTGTTCATGGTTGACCCTGGTGTTCAGTACTGGGACACCGACCTCAGCAAGACCGTGGACGCCCCGGGTTCAGCCTGGGCCGCTGGCTTGTTCGCCTGGACAGATGCGGAGTACGGCTTCTGGGCCTCGCCGTCGAACAAGGAACTTACCGGCATCACCGGCACGACCCGGGCTGTGGAGTATCTGGATGGTGACGCGACGTGCCGGGCCAACCTACTGAACAACGCCAATATCGCAACGATCATTCGCGATGACGGCTATCGCCTGTGGGGTAACCGCACCCTGTCGAGTGATCCGAAGTGGGCCTTCGTTACCCGCGTTCGTACGCTGTTTATCCTCATGGATGCGGTGCAGGCCGGCCACAAGTGGGCGGTAGACCGCTCGATCACCAAGACCTACGTCAAGGATGTGACGGACGGCCTGGAAGCGTTCATGCGCGACCTGAAAGCCCAGGGCGCAATTATCAACTTCGAAGTGTTCCCGGACACCGAGCTGAACACGGCCAGCCAAATTGCCCAGGGCAAGGTTTATTGGCGTATCCGGTTCACCGACGTGCCGCCGGCCGAAAACCCGAATTTCCTTTTCGAAGTCACCGATCAGTGGATGACCGAAGTTCTTGAAGCAGCCTAAGGGGCACCGTCAATGATTCCTCAAACTTTGTTTAACACCAACCTGTTTGTCGACGGCGTGAACTTCGCCGGCGACGTGCCTAGCCTGACGCTGCCAAAGCTGACCACCAAGACCGATGAATATCGCGCGGGCGGCATGGCCGGCGCCATTGAGATGGATCAAGGCCTGGAAAAAATGGAGGCATCCTTTGTTACCAAGGGCGTGCGCCGTGAGTCGTTGAAGTACTTCGGCCTGGCCGATGGCACCGCGTTTAACGCGACGTTCCGGGGCGCCTTCAGGGGGCAGAAAGGGGCTGTGACGGCCGTTGTCGCCACCTTGCGCGGTCGTCTCAAAGAGGTCGATCTGGGCGACTGGAAAGCCGGTGATCCTGCCGAGATTAAATACGCCATCGCTTACTACAAGCTCGAAATCGACGGGCGCCTCATGTACGAAATCGACATGGTCGCCGGCGTGCAGGTGATCGACGGCAAAGACCAACTCCTCGAAGTGCGCAACGCGCTCGGCCTGTAAGGAATAGATCCAGATGAATCAAGCAACTGCTAAGAAAGTACCGGCCTGGCTGTCGCTCAGCGCGCTTGCTGCCGTCGTTACGCTCACGCGGCCAAGCAACGCCAACGGCGTGCTGGTCGATACATTTACCTTGCGTGCCCCGGCCGTGCGCGAAGTGCGCGCAGCCGATAAGGCGTCGAATGGCGACGAGGAACAGCGGGAGCTGATGCTGTTCGCTGGCTTGGCCGATGTGGGCGTTAAGGATCTTGAAGGCCTCAAGCTTGCGGACTATCGCCGTGTTCAAGCCGCTTATTCGCATCTGGTACCCGATACAGACTACACGGCGGTGATGCCGTCGTGGCTGTCGATCACCACCGATCAGGCCCTGGTTTCGCTTTCCTGCCCTAGTGAAATCAACGGGGTGTCGGTTGATAAATTGGCCCTGCGCTCCCCGACAGTGGGCGATGTGCGCGCGGCGAATCGTGATGCTGCCGGTGATGACGAACAGCGCGAGCTGGTGTTATTTGCGGCGCTGGCCGGTGCGCCGGTTGCGGATCTGGAGGGCCTGAAACTGGTGGATTTTAACCGCTTGCAGGCCGGCTATTTTCGTATGGACCAAGACGACGGGCTTTAATCCGGGCGTCATAAAAATGGCCGCGAAACGTCTGGCAGCGGAAACAGGATTTTCCGCCGCCGAGATTCAGTCAATGCCGTTTGCTGAGATGGTGTGGTGGCTCACGGATTGAGCTGCCGTCGGTAAGGCTGTGCAAATGGGGGCCATGACATGGCGAACAAACTCGCCCTTGGGCTAGTGATTGGCGGCGCCGTAAGTTCGACGGTCGGCGCTGCATTCAAGGACGTTACGGGGCGAATCAAGCGCCTTGAGGCTGAAGGCAAAAAGTCGCGCGTCCTGCAAAGTGCTATCGGTGACACGATTCGCCTGCGCGATGAGTGGAAGAAAGCCCACGACAGCGGATCAGCCGGGGCTTCTAAGCTGCTGGGCCGGTTAAACTCCAACCTCGACAGTTTGAAAAAACAGGGCATCGAGGTTGGCCGGTTGGAGAAGGCCTATCGGTCTATGGGGCAAGCGGCCAACAAAGCCGAGCTTAAAGCCAAGGGCCATCAGCAGCTTGATGCCGGTAAAGCAGGCATGAAAAGCGCTGTCGGCGCCGCTGTCGTGGGTGTCGGCGTGCTGGCTGTTCCGACGAAGGTCAGCGCGGACTTTGGCGCGATTGTTCGTGACATCGCGATCAAGGCCGGCATTGCCAACAAGCCTCAAGAAAAAGAGATGTCGCGCAAGATCATCGATACTTCGCGTGCCACCGGCATGGCGCGCAACGACGTGGCCGACGTGGTCAACCAGTTGGTTGGCGCCGGTATGGAGTTGAGCAAGGCCCTGGAATATGCACCGGTCGCGGCCAAGTTTGTCGTGGGCCAGGGATCAAGCGGTGTCGACACGGCGAAGATGATCAACGCCCTGGGGCAAAACGCTAAGATCACCGACCCAAAGCAGATGCAGCAGGCGCTGGAGGCAATTGCCTATCAAGGGCAGGCGGGCAGCTTTGAAGCGGCCGACATGGCTAAATGGTTCCCTGAGCTGTTGGCCAACATGGGCAGCCTGGGCATCACTGGCATGGATGCGGTGACGCAGCTGGGTGCCATGCTGCAGGTGCAGATGAAGTCTGCCGGCGGCGCCGATGAGGCAGCCAACAACCTCAAGAACTGGATGAGCAAAATCGGTTCCGGTGAAACCGTCAAGGCGTATGCCAAGGCCGGTATCGACTACAAGGGCTCGATGCAGACCGGTTTGCAGAACGGTATGTCAACGCTGGAAACCAGCATGGCGTTGGCTCAGAAGTACATTCAAGCCACCGATCCGAAGCGTGCGGCTGCAATGGCCGAGGCGACAGCGAAGATCAGCAAGGAATCCGATCCGGAGAAAGCCAAGGCCATGATGGCCTCGCTGGAGGAATCTTTGCGTACTGGCGACCTGTTCGCTGACATGCAGGTCAAGGCCGCGCTGTCTGCCTATATGCAGAACAAGGCGCTGTACAGCCAGCTGAAAAATGATTCCCGCGATGCCACTGGCATCCTCGACAAAAACCTCAGCGAGCGGCGTGAGGCGTCGTCGCAGAAGTGGGCCGAGATGGCTCAGTCGATGGATGACGCCATGCGCAGCGTGGGGGACGCCCTACGCCCAGTCACGGATACCGTGGCGGAAACGCTGACTCGAGTCACCAAGGGCATTACCTCGCTGTCTGACAGCGCACCAGGGGTGGTGACGGGCATCGCGGCGGTTGGTGGCGGGTTGATTGCGCTCAAGGGCCTGTTTAGCTCGTTCAAAATCGCCAAAGGATTGCTCAACGTCGCTCGGGGCTCGTTGGGCGGCAAGTCCGGCGAAGTGCAAAAGGTCTTTGTGACCAATGCCAAA